GACAACAGAGATGGCACTTCAACTTGGGTAGATTCAATCAACGAGATTAAAGTGAGGTTTCCCAAATGAGTACAATCAAAAGTAGTTCAGACCATATTGTAATTAATGCGGATGGAGCAAGTAAGGATATAAAGTTCCAAGCTAATGGCTCAGAGAAGGTCATCATTAAGTCAGATGGAAGTGTTGGTGTGGGAACTTCAACTCCTGGAAGGAAATTTGCTGTGAGTACAGATGGTGCTAAGACAGATACTTCAACAAAATATGTACAGAATCTAGGGCAGTCGAATGAATCGTCAGGGTTTGCACAATTAGGTTTATATTTCAAAGGTAACTCTAGTACATCGCTAAGAACTTGGCAGGTTCAACCTTCTTCATCAGGTGTTTCAAATGATGGAATAGTTGAATTTAATGCAGATGGTGGTCAGCTTAGAGCAAACAGAGGTATTTGGTTTGGTACGGACACAGCAGCAGCTAATGCCTTAGATGATTACGAGGAAGGTACTTTTACTCTTGCTATGTACTCTGGACAGACTGGTACAATTACAAACACTACCGCCACATATACCAAAATTGGTCGTAATGTTACCGTGAACTTTTTTGGTAATATTAATGGTGCTCAAAATAATAGTATTGTAAGAATCTCAGGTTTACCATTTGCAATGAATAACGTAGGAATATCAGTTACTGCTGCTTATGGTCAGAGGCAAGTTATAGGTTTATATTTCAACAATGCGGGATATTTTTATTACCAAAATACCACTGTCGGTGGAAACAACGCGGGTCAAGACGCTGCTTGGCTTGATGCTTCTACAAGTATTTATTTCACAGCAACTTATATGGTTTAATTACTCCAAGTGGATTCTTGGAACGGACATTTAACAACAAAGGACAAACATTATGGCTTTAACAAAAGAAACAGTAGTTGACAAAATTGAAGTGCTTGAGATGGGTCAAGTACAAGTAAGAACAGCGACAAGAATTATGGAGAATGGTACTCAATTATCATCATCATTCCACAGACACGTCTTAGCACCTGGTGATGATTTAACTAATGAAGATGCTAAAGTTGTAGCAATCGCAAATGCCACTTGGACTACTGATGTTGTCAGTGCTTATGAAGCGATGATTGCTAATCAAATAAAAGAGATTATCTAATGGCTATTACTATATCTGGGTCGGGAATCGTAGAGGCTAACTTAGCAGATAATGCAGTAACTCTTGCTAAGATGGCTAGTGGTACTGACGGTGAGATACTTACTTATGATGCCAGTGGTAATCCTACTTCTGTTTCGGTAGGTACTGACGGACAAGTATTAACATCAACTGGTGTTGGTAGTCCACCTGCTTTTGAAACTGCCGCTGCTGGTGGTAAGGTTATAGGTCATAGTATTACTAAAATATCTACTGGCTTTTTTACAACCTCAACAACTACCTCAACTGTAATGAGTGCGACATATACCCCAGTTTCAACTTCTAGCACTATTGTTGTTAGGGCAGTTTTTGTTGGTTATCTTGAGGGTAATGTTTCTGGATACGGTTTAAAAGGTGCAATATATCGAGGTAGTACCGACATATCGGGCAACACTACTGATAATTGGGTGCAGTACAGAAGGACAAGTAGTGGTTGGACTGACTTTATGGCATCACAAATAGTGACAGGGGTTAGCACTGGTCATTCAACAACTTCATATACTTGGGCTTTTAAAGCAGCGATTACTGGGGGTGGTGATGCTTTTTCAACTTACGCTGATTCGCATAAATATATAGAAATAACGGAGTATTCATAATGAATTATTCAAATGCTAAAGCTATAAGAAGCCTAAGACCTAGTTCTGCCTTTGTGATTAAAGGTACAGATATTGAATGGCACGATACTACTCAAACCCAACCTACAGACGCAGAGATTCAAGCAGAAGTAACTAGACTACAAACAGAATACGACAGCCTATCCTACGCAAGAAGTCGCAAACAAGAATACGACAAACTTAACCAGTGGGAGATGCAATTCGATGACAACAGAGATGGCACTACTACTTGGGTAGATTCAATCAACGAGATTAAAGTGAGGTTTCCTAAATGAGTACAATTAAAAGTAGTACAGACCACTTAACGCTTAATGCGGATGGAGCAAGTAAGGATATAAAGTTCCAAGCAAATGGTACTCAAGTTGCTTCTATCACAAGTGGCGGTGCTTTTCAGTGGAACAACTGGACTGTTACCGAAACAGGTGGCGTACTCTACTTTGCTACTGGTGGTACTAATAAGATGAAGCTAGATGCAAGTGGTAATCTAACTTGTGTTGGTGATGTGACTGCTTACGGTACTGTCTAATGGCTTTACAAACTACAGGTTCTATTTCCCTAGGTGATGTTAATGTAGAACTAGGTAACTCTAGGACTGCTACTATTAATATGGGTAGTAGTGCTGTACGTGGTTTGTTTGATAGGTCATCAGGTGAGTGTAAGTTAGCATTGCACGGTAGAGGTAAGGCTAATACTACTGCTTTAACTATCTCATCTAATGTCAATAACTATGATATTGGTGCATCTGCTATCGCAGCAGGTGGTGATAAGAGTACCGCTGTTACTTTAACTATTAACTCAGGCGTAACTGTAAGTTCTACTTCTAGCGGAACTGCTGCTATGCTTACAGGTACAGGTTGGTCATCAGGTGTGTCTATAACGATTACTAATAATGGTTCTATTGTGGGTGCTACAGGCTCTAATCCTACAGCAACTGCTACAGGTGGTGCTGGTGGTAAAGGAGGCTCTCGTGGTACTTGTGATATTGAGCTTATCTACGGTGGTACTGGAAGTTCTGGAGGTTCAGGAGGAACTGCACATCCTGATTCAAATGGAGGTAACGCTTTTGAACATTCTCAAACATCAGATACTTATCTATCCGTAATCTTTGACACAGCAGGAACACGTACAGCAGGTTCAGCAGGTATAACTACTTTGACTGGCGGAGGTGGCGGAGGTGGAGGCTCTCCGATTAAAGCAGGATGGGGCTACTCTGGCGGAGGTGGCGGAGGTGGCGGTGGTGCTAATGGCGGTGCTGGTGGTGGTTATGGTAGCGGTGTTAGTTACCCAGGTTACGTTCCGACTTGTGGCAGCAACAACGGTGCTGCTGGCTCTGCTGGAGGTGCAACCACAGGAGGAGCTGGCGGTGCTGGTCATCAAGGAGCTTCTTGTTCTTTAGGAGGTACAGGTGGTAATAGTGGTTCTTCTGGTTCTGCTGGTACATTCAACACAAGTTGTGCATCAAATGGTAGTGGCTCTGGAGGTGCAGCTGGCTCTAATGGCTCAGTATCAGGTTCAGCAGGTTCTGTATTATCAGGTAATACATCACAAATTAGTTAAAGGATTATTATGAATTTACAAGCAAGAAGAATTAGTGGAAGTTCATTCTCCGCAGAAGATAAACTAGAAGTTACCTTTAGTTCTGATAATCAACCTATGGCTTCAGTCGTACATACTATTGAATTAGTATCAGGAAGTAATGTTACTCACGGTGGCGGTGGTCAGCCTAATGAATACCTACACTATAAGGCAACAGAAAGAGATGCTGATAGTGATGGTGTTATTGATTACTCAGATGTTGAGATGGCTTTAGTGCAAGACACTCAAGGCACATCAGTCATCAAAGTTAAATGTGAGGCTGTTACTAAAGCAGAGGGAGATGCTTTTAATACTGAAGTCAAGGCTTGGATGGAGCGTAAGGAAGTAGCCGAGGGTTTGGAAGAAGAGTTTACAGAAGAACTACCAACACTTGAACCGACTATATTAACAACAGGTGAGATTACTTTAGAGTGGTCTGACGATAACTTTGTATAAGGAATTATGAATGGAATTGTCAGATGTTGTACTAGCTCTGGTCAGTGTTATTTCGACTGGTTTAATAGCTGTGTTGAAATCGACTAATAAGACCGTTAAAGATATTGAAGATAGAGTAACAACTTGTCAGATTAATTTACATAAAGAGTTTGTCCATAGAGAGGAATATTCACACCAGATTGATAAGATAGAAAAGATGCTAGACCAGATTTATACAATATTAAGGGATAAAGATAAGTGACATTACCATTATGTATAGGCGATTGTTGGATTATATTTCCTTATTTACAATGTGCTTGAGGTATTATGAAGAAATACTTAACAAGGAACAATAAAGGGCAATTTATACACACTACTTGGATTGCTAAACTTATTATTATGGTTAAGAAATGGTTAAGGTTGGCTTAATATTAATGATTACTTTATCAAGTTGTAGTTCACTTGAGATTAGGAACTTAGGTAAGACTGGTATTACTACAGGTATCACGTATGTTGTAGCAGGTCCTATACCTGCCATAGCAAACTTAGCTACCTCAATGGCTTATGATGAGATTATTCCTGATAAGCCTAGTATTGATAAGATAGAGAATAAAGAACAGGCAGTAGCGTATGTACTTGAGAAAGGAATTGTGTGGTCGGTAGTTGGTTTTATAGCTTTCCTATTAATCACCAATGTTCTAGTTCCGCTTATAACTAGACGATGGGGCTATAATGAAGCTAAGAATAAGTACAGAGAAGTTGTATTTGAACAAGATAAGGAGTGAGTGATGGAAGAACTAATTAACAAGATTAAATCAATGAGTAAAACTACTCTTGCAGTAATCGGTATATTCGCAGTAATTGTTATTGTTAATATGCTTGGTTATGGTGGTTAATGTAGGTACAGAACAAACACCTGTATGGGTATATGTTCACCATAGGATGAAGAGATGAATAGAAAATGTGTAATAATATTCCTACTAGGAGCAGCTCTTTCTACTTCAACATACGCCTTCTTCCAACAATGGATGAGTATGCCACAGCAGATGATGCAACAAATGATACAGCCGAAGTGTGACTGTAAAGATAACAAAAGGGAGCAACTATGACTTATAGAGAGATTATCAATTCAGTATTGCGTAGGTTAAGAGAAGATACTATTGACTCTGATTGGTCAGGTAACTTGTATGACTCTAATACTATAACTGATTATCAAAAGTTAATTGGTGAGCTTGTGAATGATTCAAAGAAAACTGTAGAATCTTATCATGACTGGGCTGCGTTAAGAGAGACCTTCAATATTAAAACTAAAGCTGACAATATGCAATACACCCTCGGTGATGCAACTAGAGGTGCTGGTGTTACATTTAAAGTGTTAGATGTTATATGCCAAGATACTGGTCAGATATTAGAACAAGTAAACAGTGAGTGGTTGAATGATAAGGTGTTCCCACTATCTCAAATATCTAAAGATAATCCTACTAAGTATGCTTTAAATGGTGTGTCTCAAGCAGGTGTAGGAAGGGAACCTGATTTCAATATTGACTTATATCCAGTTCCAACTGGAGTACAGACTATTTCATTTAACATTGTAGGTGCACAAAAAGAACTAAAGACAGCTGCACAGATATTAAGAACTCCGTCACAACCTGTTATCTTAGGTGCTTGGGCTAGAGCTGTATCTGAGAGAGGTGAAGACGGTGGTACTATTTCAAGTGCTGTAGCTGCTGAAGCTAGAGATTCACTGAATATGGCAGTACAGTTAGATTCATCTAATATGGAATACGAAAGAGATTGGTATGTCAACTGAAGCTAAAACAGTCCAAGCTATACCTTTAGATACTATTGGTGTTAATGGTCTAGACACACAATCTAATGCTACAGCGTTAGGTCCTGAGTGGTTTACTAAGGCTGATAACATTGTATATACAGAAGGTGGTAAAGTTACCTTCCGTAAAGGATTGAAACAAGGAACTCTTCAAGTTACTGGTGCTGCTAAGATAGGTTCTATTGTAGAACACTACAACGGAACTACAACTAAACACTTCTGCTCTACTGGTGGTAAGATTTATGAACTAGACTTATCTGATAAGGATGCTGCCTTTATTAACGCTTACAGTCCATCAGGTGTTACTACCTCTGATTGGCAATGGCAGACATTTAATAAAGATTTACTTGGCTTCCAAGCAGGTGAGAAGATTCTACAATACAAGTCAGCAACTTGGTCTTTACTTGAAGCTGCTGCGGGATACACAGCACCTACAGGTGTAACTACCTTTGACCCTTCTTGTGGTCTAGGTTATTACGGTAGAGTATGGGCTGGAGGTATCTCAGAAGAGAACGATGTTCTATACTACTCTGATTTATTAGATTCTACTCATTGGTCAACAGGAGATGCTGGTTATATCGACCTTAAATCAGTATGGGGTAGTGATGAGATTGTAGCTCTACACGCTTTTGCTGGTAAATTAGCCATCTTCGGTAAAGAGAACATAATCTTATATGACGGTGCGGAAGATATAAGTAATTTAGCTTTAGATGAAGTTATTAGAGGAATAGGTTGTGTATCTAGAGACTCTATTCAAGCTATTGCTGATGATTTATACTTCTTATCTGATACTGGTGTCAGGTCTTTATTCAGAACTGCTCAATTAGATAAGTTACCTTTAACTGAGAAGTCAACTACGATTAAAGATGAGTTGATTGCTAATATTAAAGCCTCTACTAATGTTAAATCTTCCTATATGTTAGATGAAGGTTTGTATTTATTATCATTTGTAGATAAGAATGTAACTTACGTGTTCGATACTCAATTTACTACTCAAAGAGATACACCTAGAGTGACTAAATGGTCATTTGCAAGTGATAGAGACCCTGCTAGTTTGTTCTATTCAGGTACTTACGGTCTATTAGTAGGACAACAGTCAGGAAGAGTGGCTACTTATGAAGGATACTATGATGTAGATTATAGTGGTTCTTCGGTTTATACCTATAATCCATATACAGGTAGTTTCTCTACTGTATGGATTGACTTAGGACAAGGTGTGTTATCATCTATCTTAAAGAGGTTAGTTATGGTTGTGTCAGGTGGACAAGGTACAGATGTAGGTGTTAGAGTATATAAAGACTTTGAGCTAGAACCTAAGCTATCACCTACGTTTACACTTAACCCTGCTTTATCTGGAACTGCTTATAAGTGGGGAGATAGTGAGGCTAGGTACGGAACAACTACAGTATCTCATACGCATAATGCTACAACTCACCCTGCTAATTCTAAGTATGCACCTATTCACGGTCTTAAAGAACATAGTATTCCTTTAGCTGGAAGTGCTAAGTATCTAAGATTAGAGATGGATGGTGTAACTAAAGGGCATAAGGCTTCACTTCAATCATTATCATTATTATTTAAACAAGGTAAAACACTATGAGTAATTATACAATCGCAGTTGGTTGGTCAGGTAAGGATGCTTTAGCTGACTCAGATGCAGGTAAAGTAATATCAG